TTATGCCTGATCTGTCATAATGGAATTATTTTCAAAAAGATTTCGAATGCTAGTCGTTATCTTTCGGAATAACTGGTCAAATCCATAAGCATAAAGAGAGCCAAAGACATTGGCAGCGATTCTTAAGATGATGGCATTCTTCAGGCCAAAAAGATTCTCTGCAATATAAAGAGCCCCAAAGGTGTTGAAAACGGTTTGCCAGGCATATCCAGCAGAATAACCAACTCCTATCCCGCCGATCAGACCGATCCATTGAAAGATATGATCAGGAAGGATCGCATGTAAAATAAGAAAGATCATACATCCAAGAATATTAAATGGTCCTCTTCTTTGTACACGGTATTTCATATCTTTTGAAAATGGCAACAGGACAGACATTGCAGCAATCCCGATCCACATAACTCTTGGCATATGAACCAATTCTCCGATCAACATTGCAGTAGAAATTCCAAGAGATAATCTTAAATACCAGCTGCTTCTTGCAGAAAACAGATGAAATTCCTTAAATAAATGATAAAATCCTCTATGAAATGTTCGATTTCTATGATTCTTGTAAAATACAAGGGAACAGATCACAGCACCTGCAAATAATCCGCAACATCTTAACACATAGTTATGCCCTGTAACATCATATCCATAGAATAACAAATATCCTAAGATAAATGTGGACTGATTGGACATGATAACGTTATGGCAGCTTAAGATCATGATTGCCATAATACAAAGAAAATGAATAAAAAAGGCAGGAACGGTATTTACAGTATTAGCAAGTCTTGGTCCAACCGCAAGGATTGCAAAAATCATAAAGATAACGCCAATGCTGTGTTTTGTATCAATTCCGAAGTCAACCTGTCGTAAGATCATTAAAACCAGTAAGACTAGCACGCCGACAACACTGTTTTGTGATCCAAAGATCATACTGTAAAGAGTTACTACTGCAAAACAAAATGCAACAACTAAATATACTTTAAAATTATAGATAAGGATACGTTTATGTTTCTCTTTTGAATCTTTGGCACCTTTGATCCATTGTTTGGAACCGATGGAACTTAATTGTAACTGTTGATAAAAATCCAATGTTAATACCTCCTGTGATAAGAATCTGTTTCTGAGTAGCAATGAACAATTTTACTCACTTCTAGGCTGTTCGTCAATACGTTATTTGACGTTTTTTCTTATTTTTGATATGATTTATTTATGAAAACGACAGACAAAGAAAGGAGGATTTATCCTCATGGCAATGAATTTTAATCAGATGTTAAAGTTTCAGCAGATAAAAAATGCATTCAAACGGTTTGATCAAGACCATCCAAAATTCAAGAATTTCATGAATGCTGTATGGAGGGAGCAGGCACTTAAACAGGATGCTGTGATCGAGATTTCTATTACATCTCCAGAAGGGAAAAATTATTGTTCGAATATCAAACTGAATGCAGCAGATATCGAGATGTTTGAACAGTTGAAATCCATGAAACCAGAATAATTTCAAATTTTAATGTCAAATTAATGTCACGGAACTCTAAAACATATAAATTTAATGTCACAACCCAAAAAGAAGGCTAGTCAAATTTCACGACTAACCTTCTTGATTTTTACTGTAATTCTTCCTCAGACACCAGATTTTTCATGCTTCTAAGCCCTATACAAAGGGTTGAAGTATTATGTAATACGGCAGATGTTGTTGGCTGGATAAAGCCTAACACACCGGCCCCAATAAGCCCTGCGTTAAATCCGACAATAAAGCGGTAATTATGAATGGGTATTATGACTTATTTTTTAATGGTTATCAGCTCAATATATTCAAATATTACAAGTATTTTTAACATTTTATGTATTTAAATTACGTTTTTAATGTCAAATTAATGTCACAGCTATTTTTTATAATGTCACAAATCCTATTGCTTATAGATCAATCATTTACTTCCTGTTTCTTCTATATTATATACACATATTCTGTATTTTTCAAATAAAATAATAAGCTGCGCATTTTTTACTAATACGCAGCTTATTACTATTTTGAAGTCTTAACGATCTTGGTTTGAAATTTTAATTCTTCATCTGGTCCAACTCGTACAATCAAATCGCTCAGATCACAATCTAGTGCTTCACAAATTAAATCCAAATGTTCTAAGCTAACTCGATCTGCAATCTCGTGGTACAGTTCATTGATTGTAGCCGGACGTATTCCTGTCATACGTGCCAGATCTGCTTGTGTTAATCTTTTCTCGCCTAATCGTGCAGATAGCAACACTCTAATCACATTATCTTGCTCCTTCCGCTTTAATGTACCATTATTTACTTAAAAAATAATGGATTTGGAAAATTATTACGGAAAACGTAAGATTATTTCTTAATTAAAGAGCATAGAAAAACTCGGGCCAAAAAGTCCGAGTTTTTAGAAATTAATCTAATTTAATTCCAGCATTTCCATATAGCCATTGTTTGAGTATATACATTATTGCATTAAATTCATTTCCGTCAGCTGAAAATGACATTCTAAGATCTCTATTTGATTCATCTTCATTTTTAAAACAAGTGATTACTTCATTATGAATATTAATTGTTAATGCAATATTAGGTTTTGGATTGTTTCCTAACCTAATTAATTGGTAATGAATATTGTTAGTTTTAATAATTATATCTACACTAACATCTTTTAATTTCGGATCTTCAAAAACTTTTCTTAATTTTTCTTCTATATTCATATTTTTCTCCCGTAAGAAACATTTAATCAGCAAATTTTTTCCCGTTTTTTATTTGTGCAATTTGTTCTACTTCTTCTATTTTTTGTCGCCAATTACTTTTTAAATCTGTATCATCACTAACTTTTTCTAAAGCTAAATAACATATAATTGCACTTTCAACATTTCGTAACTCATATTTTCCAACTTTTTGATTTGATAATTCTGCTGGATTTTGTGCTAAATTTAAGTACTCTTCAATCGCTCCAATAGCTAATGAAACATCTTTCTTTTCGAGAATATCTTCATACAATTGTATATCTGATTTGTATTCTGCTTTTCTATAATAGCTTTGTATATTCCATATCATTATCACTTATACCTCCAACGTTTTCTTTTATGCTAACATATTATTGTTGGATTATCTATAAAAATAATTATGTAATTTCTGGAAATAAAAAAAGACCAGAGGATTTCTCCCCTGGTTAATATTAAAATTTAAGGTATCTTGTAGCTGAGTACCCTGTTACGCTCTTGTACTTAACTTTCGTCCACGTGCTGCCTTTTTTAATTACTTCTGCTTTTGATCCTTTCGGAATTTTACCAATGATCTTAGATGATACGTTTGCACTCTGTCTGATCATCAGTGGATCAGATTTTGTGACAACCTTAGCATATACAGTTGCTTTGGTAACTTTCTTCACTGTCGTTTTTACAGATTCCTTAGCCTTGGTAACTATTCCAAGCTTTTTATTGCAGATTCCTTCTGCGATCAACTTAGCGATCTTATTTACGTACTTACCGATTTTATAATCGGACTTAGAATCACAGAAAAAACTCTCTGTCATGATCGTTGTTGCCTTTGTACTATTCAGCATATACAGGTTCGTTCTCTTCTGCACGTTACGATCTGTAAATCTAGCAGATACGAGTTTCTTCTGGACTCTCTTTGCGTACTTCTTACCATTTTCGGAAACGTATAATACTTCTGTTCCGTGTGCTTTTCCATTATAGCAATTCAAGTGACCTTCGACAACAAGATCATAATTCTTTGCATTTAAACGTGTCAGTTTCCATGATTTTTCCTGTGACGCAGCGGTAAATACCTTCTCTGGGCAGATATACAGATCAACACTGTGTCCGTCGCTTTCAAGATATTCTTTTACCTTTTTCATCAGCTTTTTATTGTACTTATACTCGTTTACTCCACCGCAATCTTCTCCACTTGCTGATGTATATGATCCATTTTTAAGCAAACTGTGTCCTACTGTCAATGCGATTCTCATATGTCTACACCTCCTGTTCTGCTGCTGCCTGATTATCTTCTGTCTGTTCCTGTTCCTCTGGATCTTCTAATTCAGTTTCAGGTAACGGAGTCTCTGCGTAATTTGTCCATGTTCCGTCATCTAACTCTGTCGTATGATTGATCTTATCTTCTCTGCTGACTTCCTCAACATCTTCTAAATCGTATACTGAATTATTTAATTTACCATCATCGAGTAGATCTTTAATACCGTCAAACCACAGTTGCACAGCTTCTTTTAACATGCTCTCGCTTACAAATAATTGAATAGGTTTAGGTAAAAGTCCTCTGGCCATATGTATTACATAATCAAATTTCTGCTGTCCTTGCTTGGATGCTCGGAAGGTTTTCTCTGCTTCTACAAACAGCTTGTACACATCCAGTCTGATTCCTTCAAGACCTTTCTTTGTGATATAGTCGATCAGTTTCTTAACTAAAAAAGCAATGATCAATACTGTGATCACTGCCAAAAAAAACACCTTATTCTGTTCAAATAATTCTTTCATCTTATCTCTCCTTCTTATATCCCAACTTGTTTGAGTGCAAATCCGAGCACTGCACCGATTAATGCAGTCAGGACATACATAGAAACGCTTCTCCATTTCTCTCCATCTCGGTTCTCTAACTCTTCAAGCCTTTTGCTTTGTTCTGTCTGATTAACGAGCATGTGTTCCATATTGATCGCAAGTTTTTGTACAGACAGTGTAAGATCATTGATCTGTCTTACTGTCACTT